AACGAATAGCTGTCTTAACACTTCTGTGTCCATAGAACTTTCCATTTGCTTGTGCGCCTTCAGGAACAATATCCTTAAGCTCATAAATCTTTTCAACTGAAAGTGTTGATAATGCACCTGTTAGGTTAACAACTGGAACACCTGCGTTGTTGGTGATTCCTGTGAACCCTCCATTAGCTGTATCTCCTGATCCTGCTCCGATAAAGAAAGCTCTATCTTCTGCAAGAGCAAATCCTTCTGCTACTCTATCTGCAAGGAATCCAAATAGATCCACTTCCTCGTCTTCAATTAGTTCTCTTGTAAGAGTTACAATAGCTCCAATTTTTTTCAACTTTAGTTCCTCTTGTGCAAGAACAACTTGTGTTGATCCAATAACACCGGCTTCATTTACCCATCCAACTGTAACGTCTGTTGCCAGAGCATTAGCTTCGTATGAATTTTTTGATAGTGGTGTTGAGAACATTTCTCGTCTAGCAACTCCGTAAGTTGTTGTTAAGGCGCGAATTTCTGCTGACAATTCAGCATCTACTACATATCCTGCAAATGGTGAACCAGTTGCATCTGTAGTCATCTCTTTTGCCTTTGCATCGTCTCCTGACATGATGGCATTTGAGAACCCCTTTAGGTATGTATTAAGTTCTTTTCTTTTAGCAACGATTTGCTCATTTCCACTCCCTGCATTTTTAACTGCAAGTTCTTTCTGTGTGCTAATCCATGCTTCTACATCCCCTTTCATTGTTGCTACAGCTTCCTCTAATTTCTGTGTCATTTTTGTATCTAGACCTTTAGAAACTTTGTCGAACGCTTTTTTAACAACTTCCTCTGCATCCTTCTCATCTTTAGGATCTGTTTCAGGAAGTTCTGCAACTTCTGCAACCTCCTCTGCTACTACTTCTCCCTCCTCTTCTGAAATTTCGTTTGCCCAGTCAACAACTTGTGTCTTTTCAGACGCTGTTGCGAAACCTTTAGCTTTAAGTTCTTTCAGAAACCTTAGTAATTTAAGCATAATAATGTTTAAAATTAGTTTATAATTCTTTTACAAGTCCCTCAGCTAAGGAGTCATAACGCTGAATATCTTTGCTTGTTATAAATTATAAAGACCTGATTGCTTTATATATATCTCTTCTCTTCTGGTCTTGGTTTTTAGCTTCCATTGAGTTTATTGCTTTAGCAATTGATAAAATAGTTACCATTTTTTTATTAACGATAGCAGGTGTTTCAATTTTTCCCTCTTCTGTAGATTCCTCTTCTGCAGTTTCTTTTTCTTTAGTTATTTCCTCTTCAACAATTTGTTTGAATAGAGCTTCAGCTTGTGATGGAACTGCTACTGCTGAAATTTCTAGCAATTCTGATCGTAGTATTTTAAAATCTTTATCAAACTCTAACGGAATAAAGCCTATTGATGTAGCATTGATAAATCCTGCCTTTGTCATTTCGTAAGCTAGAGCGCCTTTTGGATTCATAAGAGCGTATTTGATTTGTCCTTGTAGCTTCCCCTTTACTACATCAATTTTTGTTACCTTACCAATGATATGTTCAATTGAACCGTAATTATGTGAGTCTATAAATGCCGGATTCTTTTTAAAGTTTTTTAACTCAAAGTCTTGCATAACAATGTCGCCATGTCTGTCCTCTTTAGCTGATGAAAATATTACATCAAAAAGATTCTCTTCTTTATCTACACTTTTAAATTGTGTAGGTACTTCATATGACAAAGCAGTGAACCCTTTTTCTTTTGCTTTAGTCCAAAGACTCGACAGGTTTTCTACTCCCTCATCGGCTAAAGACTTTTGTGTGATTGTGTAAAATTTTTCCATATTTAATATAATTATAACATTTTTTTTAATTGCTGACTAAATACTGCATTCACAGTTGATGTTTTCCCCTGCGCCGAAGTTTGGATCGTGTGGATGCATCATCCCATTTGAGAACGGAGCTTCGAATGGTCGTTCCTCTCCGTCTATTGAAGCGTGATCTTCTCTTACCCCTCCTTTAGTTCCGGGTGACCATACCCAAATCTTTGTCCTGATTCCTACTTGCTTATATGTTTCCATTTTTGCTAGCTGTGAAACAGAAGCTGATTCGGTTAATGCAATAGTTGTTAACCTCGCATCGTCGATTGTATTGTATACAGTTTTCATTCTTTCTTTTAATTGATTGACTGACTCTTCGTTTGCTAACCATTTAGTTACTTCCTTTTTAATATCTTTAGATGTTGTTGAGTTAATACTCTTTGCAAAGAAATTGTATCTCTTGTCGACAGCGCTTGATAAGTTGTCTGTGTATATAAATTGTTGGCCTGAAGAAAAGATTTCCATTGTCTCTTGTCCCATTTCCTTTGCTATATTTTCCAAATCTCTTAATAATGGAAATGCTAACTCTATTTCTAGGTTCTCGTTAAAAATATCATCTTCAATCCCTTTTATTTTTACCTGTTTTCTTGATCCAATAGCAGAAAGAACTCTTTGCTCTTGCTCTGCAAAGTATTTTTTAAGGTCTTTTTTAAAATCTCTTTCTTTTGATTGTAGTGACTTTAGATAGTTTTTGTAATAATCGGCTCTGAAGTCTTTGTTTTTAAGTGGGTGGGTGAATATCCCTGCTTTTGCTTTTGCAGGCTCTGGTGTGGCTACAGGCTCTTTTACTGGCGTTCTGTCTACGACATCCCCACCTTCTATTTCCCCAAGTCCTAGCAAATCTCTCTTTTCGTTAAGTGTCATTGCTTGTGCCTTAGTTCCGGCATCCAATTTTTTTAATATTTGGTCTTGGTCTTTTGGTGTTGGATCGTCAAATGTAATATCTATTTTTTCTGGCGCTAGTTTCCAATTAAGCACATTAGTTAAGTCCTTTAGAATAGGCCTGATTGTTTCCCTTAAGAATATTCCGTATCCAACTTCAGCATTTGCGAATGTTTCCCCACTAGTTACTCCCATAAGCGCTGTAGGAACTGATGTGATTACCGCCATGTCGTCAATCAGTAATCCTTTTGATTCAATAAATGACATTTCAGCAGGGGATAGACCTAATCTTTCAAATTTTGTTTCGCCACCTAATATTAAAGGAACTCCGGTATTTGTTGTTGTGCCATACTCTGCTTTGTAGTCTTTTTTTATCTTGGCTAATGCTTCTGCGTTCGGAGCGTTTTTAAATGTTAGAACTGAGTCTACTACACCACCATTTCTGATTACTGATGATTGATGTGCTGTTATATCCAAGTCTGTAAGCACAGCTCTCAGTCCTGCTGTAATAAGAGGTAGTCCAAGAAGTGGGTTTTTTGGGTCTGGGTTATACCAATATATGGCCTCGTCATAAGGAATTGTTTCGTTTGCATCAGCTATTCCGTTGTATGTAAAACTTTCAATAGATTTTTCGTCTGTTGATAAATTAACTTTTATTTTTGCTGAGTTATAGATTTGTAATCCAGTTACCACCTGATCTTTTTTATTTTTATCAAAAACTTTGTCAGGATTATCGCCTGTTATTTTTCTCATTACAACAAAGCCGGTAGCATCTTTGTAAGTGTTCGCTAACCTCCAAAACTGGTCGCCTGTATAAACCTTTGATGGATTGTCTAGCAATTTGTTTAACCAATGTTCTGTATCTACCTCTCCTTTTTCATTTTTAATTAAAAACTCAATCTCACCAACTTTTTCTGATCGTTTTCCAATCCCTCTGTTTAAATAAAGTGATACTTCATTAAGCTCTAGCCCTCTTGCTGGTGTGACACTTCCTACTGAACCTCCGTTCCCTACTGATTTATAAAGTGTATATTTTTGGTCTGATTTTGTAAATATATTCTTGAATGGATTTTTCATATATAACATTATTATAACATATTAAAAACTAGGCAACACCAACGAACGGTTGGTTTGCTGAGGTGAATACACAGTAGCGTACACTATCAATAATATGATTATTAGAGTCAACTGGCTTGTTGGTTGGATTCTTGTCCCTGTCTACAGCCCACTTGTACTCTTGTGACTCCATGGCTAGATTTTCCGACTCCTCTGTATAGAATACTTCCTTTGAAAGTAGCATATCAATACCTGCTCTTATTGAGTCAGGTCCTTTAGTTGCTGGTAGTACGTTGAAGCCTGCTGTTTGTAGCTCTGCTATAGACTTAGGCTCTGCACTATCAGCATATATAACAGCTCCTTTATATATCCCTAGTAGCTCCATTCTATTAGCGAGCATTTGGTTAGTTAGTCCTGTTTCGTATATATATTCTCTTAGATATATCTTATTGTTATGCTTCTTTACTCCTACAAGGGCTGTTGGATCACAGTTATGAACTAATACACCATTAGCAAAGAACTCTGATTCTCCTCTTACTGATATATCATATACTTTTCTTTGTCCTTGCAATCGCTCCGAGTATATCGGCACATTTTCTTGAACAAGATGTTCTTGGATAATAAGTTGATGACATGAAAACCACTCCACAATTTTGACAGGTATACTCTTTCTGGTTATCTCTTGTATTAGCTCTCTTTCTGCATATTGCACCACAATACTTTTGATGTGTGTTAGTCGGTATAATACTTTCTCCACATTCAGCACATTCTTTAATTTTTGCATTAGCTGTAGCCATACTGATTTTCCTTCTCTCTTTCCAGTTCTCTTTTGTATACCCATGTATTGCTCTATGTTTATACATTTCTTCTTTAGAGAGCTTCTGTAGTCCACTTTGATTAGATTTGTAGTGAGTTTTATGATGGTCTGACTTAGATAACACCACAAGGTTTTCAGGAGAGTTATTGAAAGGATTGAAGTCAACATGGTGTACATCAAAGCCTTTAGGAATATCTCCGTGATTATCTTTGTATATTTCTCTATGAAGTTTTTTTCTATCTCCTTTGGTTGAGAAGAAGTAGTTAGGGTGTTTTCCTCGTAAGTATCTTTTGTACTTTTGACCATTGTAAATGATTTCTTCTGAATGCATAGATTTTCATTATCTGATAATTCGTCAACTCTTTTCCATCCGTCTTGTGTAAAGATACGATGGTCTGGTGTTGCTATTATACTCCTCCCATATCCAAAGTCAACACGATAAACATCTTCAAGACCCCTGCCCACTGCATGAGTAACCTTATTAAATCCTTTCCTTGTTTGTACCATATCACCAACTTTAATATCTTCTAGGTTCTTTACACCACTATCTGTCTGAACTTCTGTATCACCAGTTAAGCAAGAAAATCCAAAGTCTAGTCCAAACTCCTCTG